GTTACATCATTGACATCATTTAGGGGGCGGAGGAGGAGGTTCATTCCATTCAAATTTCATATCTTTATATCTAGGGTTTGTTGTAGCTTCGTGATGACACATTATACTGAACTCATCACAACACTTGCACCAGTCCCTACGGGCATCTGGCGCACCCAATGCTTTTTTTGCCACAAGCTGAACCACTCCCTCCAAAGGTCTGCACATTCATCACTCTTCTTCTGCAGATGTTCCTCCCGATACATGGAAAGGTTCCCAGTGTTCCCATCCATATTTATGGACAAGATGCATTCCAATGATAGGAACGAACACAAGAAAGAACCCCATGACGCCAAGGCACCAAGGGGTTTGCATTACTGATCTGACAAACAGTTGAACGTGTGTCATGCTGGATAATCCCAATTCGTTATAAAATCTGTTTTATGCTGTGGTCCCCACCCACCTTTGTAGATATAAGGGACAGTACGGACTGGACATTTTTCACCAGTGCATAGAAGATCATCTACGATCCTCCAGGACTCCATCACCTCATCTGCATGTACAAAGTGTGATTGATCATTATTGATAACATCATAAAGGAGTTTCTCATATCCATCAATTGCTCTGTCTTGTGGGTATGCATGTGTTAGTGTTGCTGTTTCTACTTCGTCATTGAGTCCAGGAGATTTGATATCAATACGAATATCAAGATGAGGACTAGGTTGCAAGCGCATAACAATTCTATCGTTGAATTCATGTCCATCGAATAATCGCTGCGGTGGTGCTTTTAATTTAACTACAACTTCTACACACCCATATGGCATTTTCTTGCCAGTCATGACGTTAAAAGGAACTCCCTCCCAACGCCAGTTATCGACGAAAAGAGAGCCAGCAAAATAGGTAGGAGTGGAACTGCGAGGATCAACGCCCTCTTCATTGCGGTAGCCATCGTATTGTCCTAGGATAAGATTTGTTCCGAGTCTAGTGGCAGCGAGAACTTTTGTCTTCTCACGTCTTAATTCCCTAGCATTCATCTTACTAGGAGGTTCCATAGCTATAAGTGCAAGCACTTGCAGGATGTGATTCTGCAGCATGTCACGCACTTGTCCTGCTGTCTCATAATATTGAGCACGTCCTTCACAACCAATAGTTTCAGTTGCAAAAATTTGAACCTCTTCTATGTAATTGCGGTTCCAAAGTGGTTCCAGCAAAATATTACTAAACCGAGTAGCAAGTATACTATTAACAGTATCTTTACCAAGATAATGGTCAATGCGATATACTTGTTTTTCCCGTAGATGTCGCTCCACCACAGACTGTAGATTATTAGCAGATTTAAAATCGTACCCAAAGGGTTTCTCGATAACCAGGCGGGACCTATCGGGGTCATCGAGTTTACCCGCCTCTTTAAGATTGACAATTGCGTTAGCATACCTTTCTGGGGGAACAGATAGGAAGTAAGTATTATCGTCGAGGTAATTAGGAAGGTTGCTAAGAGAGTCAACATTGTCCAAGTCCGCTGAGATGTAATCTAGATGATGTAGAAATTCATCAGGATAATCACCAAGAGATTCTTTCCATACTTGCACTCCAGGATCTCTCCTAGAGCAACCAGTAATTAGAAAATTTTCTGGGAGAAGTCCTTTCTCCCATAGTTTGTATAGTGAAGGAATTAGTTTACGTTTGCAGAGATCTCCAGTTGCCCCGAAGATAACAATTCCTTTAGTGAGCGGTTCCGTTACCATTATATTTGTCTGAGTCGTAGTATACATTTTCACCCTTTCGTATCCCGAAATAGATTGTGGATAGTACAAAGGGTATGGAGATCCATAAAAGGGCATTACCTAACATCATGCCCCCCAAACATCGCACGCATTCCATTCAATACTTTGTTGGCAAATCTTCCGAGTCTGCGTGATTCAAATCTTGCGAAAAGCGCACTAGTAATAACAGGAGCGGGTACACCAAGATCCACAGCAGCGTGAACAGTCCAACGACCCTCACCAGTGTCTGATACTCCCCCATCGAACTTGCTAAGCTCTCTATCGCCCCGTAATACATCAGCGGTAAGATCAAGCAACCAAGACCCAACCACACTACCACGACGCCATAACTCAGCAACCTCAGCGCAGTCAATGTCGTATTGATAATCTTTTGGATTATCCATAGGAGCAACTTCTGCATCACCTGCAGCAACGTATGCTGCGCCAGCATTTGCTTCATGCAGGATATTAAATCCTTCTGCGTATGCTTGCATGATTCCATATTCAACTCCGTTATGGACCATCTTTACAAAGTGACCTGCTCCAGGCGGTCCACAATGTAACCAACCATGTTCAGCAGACGTTTCATAACTTAAAGCATCAGTTCTGGGAGCACTGCCGATGCCTGGTGCGAGTGCCCTAAAGATTGGAGCGCAAGCGGATACTGCAAAATTTGCACCACCAACCATAAGACAGTATCCACGCTCCAAACCATAAACACCGCCACTAGTGCCACAGTCAAGATACGAGATGCCAAGTTTAGCAAGCCTGTCTGCCCTTTTGCGAGAGTCTTTAAAATTACTATTGCCATGATCAATAATAATATCTCCCTCCACACAAAACTGTAATAACTCATTGATTGTATCCTCTACTGTTTCTGCTGGCACAACCATCATAAAAACACCAGGTGCCTTACCGATCATGCCATCTTGGTGATGTACTACTTGAACAAGATTTTCCAAAGAAGTGGTACATCCACTGATATAACCCTTTTCAAATTGCTCTTCAGCTTTTTTATAGTTGTTGCGATATCCATGTACCTCGTGTCCTGCTTTGATAAGACGGCGGGACATACCCTCACCCATCCTACCTAATCCAATCATTCCTACTTTCATTTAATTAACTCCATTGCTTTCAACAATTCATTACTATGTGTTAGTTCGTCGTTTAAGATCTCAAGGATCTTGTCGTCATGTCCAGCATCTGCGAGATACTTAGCATATGTAGTAGCAGCATGGATCTCTACTTCATAGGACAGATGGTAAGCAAGGCGAGGAGCCACCCAATAATAAACCACATTGCTCCAATAGTAGATAAGTACCAGGTGTCTGGCGACAAAGCGATCCACCCAATAAGTATTACCGCCCCTAGATTCCATGTATTCCAAATGTTCTGTTTCATTGACGCTCTGATCAAAGTGTTCTTTCATTAGATAAAGATGTTCTGGACCTCGCAATCCCATACTTTCTCTAAAGTGTAAGACACTTAGGAACGCAAAATAGGGTGCCCGAGCTATTTCCTCAAGCACCCAAAAGCGTTGATAGTCTCTCCCCCTATAGAGGAAATCTAGTATTGCAACAGTGATGTCTAAAACAACAATGTTGATTTGTTTCATTCTACATGTACCGTGCCGATCATGCCTGCACCTTTGTGAGGACCACACCAGTAAGTGTAGTCACCTGCCTCAGCAAAAGTTACATCGAACTCTTCACCAGGCATCATAGCAAGACCTTCATGAGAAATCTCAGGATGATCTTCTACAACCACATTATGTGGTGGCAGCATGTTGTTTACAAAATGAACCGATTCTCCTGCAGCAATAGTAACTTCTGCTGGTTGAAAAACTAGGTTGCCATCGGCACCCATCATTACATCAACTGCCCATGCTGGAGCTGCAAGAAATAGTGTAGCTAGAAATGCGAAAATAAACTTCATTAGTCCGTAGAATATTGTTCCAAGTAAACCTTGAGTTTATTAATTAAGGCATTATATTCATCCCACATGTACTCTGAACCAGTACGAGACTGGTACAGTTCGCACGCACGAATGAGACGTGTTACATCATCTTCGTTGAGACGCATTTTCAGATCAAAACTCATAACTAATTATAGGTCCACTAGGTAATTATCTACATTCTTAATAATGTTTTTATAACTTTGTCAGCAATTCCAAGCTCTTAGTGATTTGTTGATCCTGCTATCAGGATCGCTGGCAGTTTTTTTGCTGGTTAACTTAGATTTCATGCCCTTCATTCGAGCGCAGAACGATGCTCTACGGGGATTTCCAACCTTCTTGCTTGGAGCTTTAAGGTCGCTTCCAGGATTTTCTCTCTCGTAAGATTTTCTGCCTTTCTCGTTAAGACCACCAGACTTTGACTTGCCAGACTTTTTTGTCCAGGCTGCACCTTCTAAAATTTTGTTCTCCTGAGCGTTGGCGGACTCAGCGAGTCTCTTAAATTCTTCGTAGCTTCTCATACCAAGTATCAGGGTTTACGAATCTATTTAGCGTTTACCCCCGCCCATATCCTTGAGCATCTTCTGTAATTCTGCTGTAGACCCTACAAACATTGCATTGTTGGTTACTTTAGAAGGACCTTTCTTCTCTTCATCTAGGTCTTTCATATTCTTATGCAACGCCTGCAGTTTCTCTGTCATGTCTGCAACGTGCTTCATCGCCGCTACAGCGACTTCATACGCTCTTGGGTGCCCTGACTCCTGAGCGACCTCTAAAGCGCCTCTGACCGCCTCCTGACCCTGATCTATGAGTGAGTATAATTCACCACGGGTATACTCATAGTCTTTTACCCTGTCATCCTTATCAACTTTAGGGGGTACAGGTTTGCTAGGCACTGGATCTACATCAACACTAATGTTGAGCATCTCCTCCATATTGTCTTCTAGGCTACTCATAAGAATTCAATCCCTTCGTTAAATCCGAAGTCATCACCAGAATCAACTAGCGCATCATCGTTACATCG